TCACTTATCTTTTAAACCTAATTTTGTAAATTATATGTTTAAAGATGACATGGTATGTGATGGTATTGAAAACTGTGTTCAATATATAAACAACTTTAATCCAGAAAAATCTAAAAATCCTTTTGCATATTTCACTCAGATTATACACTATGCCTTTCTAAGAAGAATACAAAAGGAAAAGAAACAACTTGAAATTAAAACTAAAATTATTGAAAGGTCTGGTTATGAAGAGGTATTTACTGTTGATGGTGACATGACAGGAACTAGCTCTGATTATAATCAAATTAAAGACTCTGTGCAGACAAGAATGAACTATCAGTAAAATGTTCAAACAAGTAATCAGTTATCTTAAAGAAATTAAAAATGCTGCAAAGTATTTGTTAGATGGTTTCTCCGTAACTCTTGATCATATGGGTCGAAGACCTGTAACAGTTCAATATCCTTATGAAAAACTGATACCATCTGAAAGATATCGTGGTCGCATACACTACGAGTTTGATAAATGTATTGCTTGTGAAGTTTGTGTAAGAGTTTGCCCTATTAATCTCCCAGTGGTTGATTGGGTAATGAATAAACAAACTAAGAAAAAAGAATTAAGAAACTATTCAATTGATTTTGGTGTATGTATTTTTTGTGGCAATTGTGTTGAATATTGCCCTACCAATTGTTTATCTATGACAGAAGAATATGAACTCGCTACATTTGACAGGCACTCACTTAACTTTGATAACATCGCTCTTGGACGACTTCCCACTAATGTTACAACTGATCCCTCAGTTAGGCCATTGCGTGAATTATCTTACTTACCAAAAGGAGAAATGGATCCCCATACAGTAAAAAACTCAGATCCTAGAGTTGGCAAACTACCAGAAGAAGTATTAGATTGGATGACTAAATGATTAATGATTTTCTAGACAACTTAGCTGCACATCAGTATCAAAAGATGCATCAGAAAAAGAAAAAAGAATTTGAAGTAGATTTTAAATCGGATAGAATTGGTGATATAGATTATATGTCAGATATAGATGATCAATACTCTCATCACTTTAATTACTATGAAAAAGAATCTAAATGAAAATTGCTATTATTACTGATCAACACTTTGGAGCAAGAAAAAATTCTAAATTGTTTCATGATTATTTTTTAAAATTTTACGAAGACATATTTTTTCCAACCTTAATTAAAGAGGGTATTACTACCATAGTTGATATGGGTGATACTTTTGATAGTCGTAAAGGAGTTGATTTTGTATCTCTTGAATGGGCAAAGAATAATTATTTTGATAAGTTACAAGAATTAGGTATTGTTACTCATACTATTATTGGTAATCATACTGCTTATTATAAGAACACAAATGATTTAAGTGGCGTAGATCTCTTTCTTCGAGAGTACGATAATGTTAAAATATATTCAGAAGCTGAAGAGGTTACAATCGATAAGACAAAATTTTTATTTGTGCCTTGGATTAATTCTGAAAATCTAGATCGAACTTTAGATGTAATCGATAATAGTGATTCTCCATGTGTAATGGGACATCTTGAATTAAATGGTTTCATGGCAACTCGTGGTCACTATATGGAACACGGTATGGATTCAAAAGTATTTGATAAGTTTGATCGAGTCTTTACTGGACATTATCATATGAGATCAAATCAAGGAAATGTGTTTTACCTAGGCAATCCATATGAAATGTATTGGAATGATGTTAATGATCGTAATCGTGGATTTCATTTATTTGATACAGATACTTTAGAACATACACCAGTTAATAATCCGTATCAACTATTTCATAATTTATATTATGATGACACGCCACATCAGATGTTAGATGTGAGAGATTATGATCAAAAAATAGTCAAGGTAATTGTTCGTAAAAAATCAGATCCAAAACAGTTTGAAAAATATATTGATAAACTTTACTCATCAAATCTAGCAGAACTTAAAATTGTTGAAAACTTTGATTTTACTGAAGGAGAGGAATTTGAAGCAGAAGAATCTGAAGATACAATCTCACTTCTAAATAGATATATACAAGAGTCTGAAGTTGATTTGGATAAATTTACAATCACAAATATACTTCAAGATGTTTATAAGGAGGCCTGTGAGGTCGAGTAATGTTTATCTTAGCTGTTAAAGGTTTTGAAGATGAAGGTGCATTCTCAGTTGAGAATGATGATGGAGAAAGAGTGCTTATAATGTTTGAAGAGGAAGATGATGCAGATAGATATGCTGAATTGATAGACTCAGAGGAAGATTGGCCAGAGATGAGTGTGATAGAGATAGATGATAATATTGCAATTACAGCTTGCGAAATTCATAATTACATGTATAATATAATTAGACCAGACGATATCGTGGTTCCTCCAAAGAATGATTTGTTTCAAAAAGATAAAATGGCGTAATTTGCTGTCTACTGGAAATCAATGGACAGAGATTGATCTTAATAAAAAATCGAATACAGTAATAATCGGAACAAATGGTGCTGGTAAATCTACCATGTTAGATGCACTTACATTTGTTCTATTCAATAAACCTTTTCGTAAAATTAATAAGTCTCAACTTGTAAATGCTACAAATGAAAAAGATTGTTTAGTTGAGTTGGATTTTACAATTGGTTCAGTTGATTGGTTTATTCGCAGAGGCATTAAACCAAACGTATTTGAGATTCATCGTAATGGACAGATGATGAATCAATCTTCTGCAGCAAATGATCAACAGAAATGGTTAGAACAAAATGTTGTGAAGATGAATTATAAATCATTCACACAAATCGTTATATTGGGTAGTAGTACATTTGTTCCATTCATGCAACTATCGGGATCAAATCGAAGAGAAGTGATTGAAGATCTTTTAGATATCAAAATATTTTCAGCAATGAATAATATTATTCGAGATAAGATTCGAGAGAAGAAAGATAAAGTTAGAACACTAGAATTAAAGAAAACATCTTTGAAAGAAAAATTAGAAATGCAACAGAACTTCATGGAGGAAGTTGAGAAGAGAGGCAAAGATCGAATTGATTCTAAGAAAAGAAAAATAGATTTACTATCGCTTGAGTCTGAGGGATGTACAAGTGCAAATCTACACACATCATTGACCGTTGAAGAGTTAATAAAAGAACAAGAAAAATTTTTAGGTGCTGATAAAAAATTAAAAGAGTTAGGAAATCTTAAAGGTAAAATATCAAATAAAGCATCAACTGTTCAGAAAGAACATAAATTTTTTACCAAGAATACGGTTTGTCCCACTTGTACTCAAGACATTGATGAAAAATTCAGGCTAAATAAACTGGACGAAGCTCAAGAAAAAGCAAAAGAACTTAAATCTGGTTTTGAAGAACTAGAGAAAGCAATTGCTAAAGAAGA